GCCACTCCTCGAGGCGAATCTCCAGTTCGTTGATGATCTCGTCGAAGTTGGTCGCGCTGATGATCGACTGAAGCTGCTGCCTCGAGTTCATCGCGTGGTGGCGACTCGCGGTCGCGCAGTATTCTCTGATAAAGGTCTCGAGCTCGTCGGTGAACTCTGGCGGATAGCCGACCTCGATCGACGCCTGGGTGTAGATCTGGCGAGCATACGAGCGCATCACCGGCAGCATCGCCTCGGCGATCGTGTCAGTGAAAGGACCGTGATAGAACTCCTCGAGCTCGGTGAATAATCCGTCGGAACCTCGGAGCTCGTGACCATCGGCTGCGCGGAGCTGGCGCTTCATCATGCGCCGCACGGTTTTCACTTCGCGCTTGATGAGCCGCTCGGCCGCGTTACGAATCAGCGGCCGCGTAGCGTCTGCGATGCGCTTGCGATCTGCGAGGCTCCGGAGCGCTAGGTGCCCCATATCATCGGGCACCTCGAAGCCGTGGCTCCTGAGCTCATTAGCGAGCTCCCTCGAGGCTTCTGCTTCGCCGGCTGGCCCAGCTTCGGCCACGCTGACCGGCGCGATGTTGAGCGGCATCCAGTGCGTCGAACCAGCTCGCTCGGAGTCGAGCGGGTTCCTGTTCTCCATCGCCCGCCATTCGTCGATCGTGAGCGCACCCGCGTGCAGTTGGATCTGGTTCGCCTGAGCTCGAGCCATTGTGTCGGGCCGCATCAGCGCGTCCATCAGAAACTCGACGAACACTCCGGCCTCGACGAAGCGCTCGAGGATCGAGTTCCGGATCGCTTGCTCCCAGCGTATCGCCCACGGCCGGATGCAGTTGGTCGCAAAAGACCTATTTTGCTCGGTCACGTTCGAGAACGTTGCCCTCTCTAGGACTTGTAATAAATGAGGCGGACAGTTGAAAAGGCGAGCGATCTCCTCGCAGCTATAGCGCCGGAACTCGAGCGCTTGAGCTTCCTCCGGATTAGCGGACATGGCCGTGAAGCTGAGGCCCTCCTCGAGCAGCGCGACCGAGTTCTGTTTGCTGCCGGCGTGCGCCGATTGCCACGACTTGCGGATGTTGTCGCGGCTCTCGGGCTTGAGCTTGCCCGGATGACTCAAGATCCCCGAGGGCGTCGCTGAGTTCTGATAGAATCGCAGCCCGTAGTTCTCGGCCGCTTGGTTCATCGCGACAGCTCCTGCTCCTACTGAGATTGCCGAATAACCTATCAAACCGTCCGAGCTCAGGCCGCGCACGTGCAGAATCTGCTCCGCACTGAACACTCGAGGCTGACCCGAGCCCTCGGTGTAGTGGTACTCGATCGTGCCGTCGCTCATCACCTTCAGCTTCATCTTGTCGGGATGCAGCGGGACGATCGCAGTCAGCTCGTCAGCCCGATTGACCTCGAGGCGGCTGAAGGAGTTACCCCGAAGCAGTAGATGGCCGGTCGACATCGCGAAGAAGTCCATCGAAGTCTGCCAAGAATTAGGCTGCCAGCGCAGCATGTTATACAGCGGCAGATCCCGAGCTCGCTCCTTCGCCCCGTCGTCGAGTTCACGATACAAGACGCACGGCATCGAGCCGATCGTGTTGGCGATCAGATTGACCGCAGCCCACACCGGGGTCGAAGTGAGCGCGGTGCTCGGCGTGATGTTGCCGATGTTGCGGTAGCGGGTCGACGGCTCATACCAGAAGTCGTCGCCGGCGGGCGGATTGGCCCTCTCCTCGAGCACGCTGAAAATCGACATCTAAAGCCTCCCCATCCTGTAGACGCCCATGAACCACGAGATCGCGCCGAGAGCGATTAGAGCTCCCTGCCAGCCGGCGTAGGCCATAACGCCGAGAGCTACACCGAGCATGCCGCCGTAGATGTGAACATCCCTCAAGTCGGGCTTCGTCATATCACCATTATCCCCTCTGATTCGTAGACACTTCCCCCGTCCCAGAGACTCGCTCTGGCGAGGGCGTTAATAGTCGCCGCGATGCCGTCGATCTTGTGCTTCTGTTTGCGGCCCTTCCGGACCTTGATATTGCCCGCCGGGTCGTGATTTATGGAAACGTTATTTGCTTGCCAGGCGAGGCACGGGTTGCCGCCGTGAGCGAGCTTGCCGCTCACGACAAGTCGCTCGAGCTCCTTCGTCGGTTCCGACAGCGACATGAATCCCTGCCGGATCGGGACCGGCTCGAGGCCCATGTCGTCTCTGCAGCGAAGCGCCGTCTGCTGCGCCGACCACGGGTCGTATGCTACCTCGAGCACGCGATACTTCTCGCTCAGCTCGTAGATGTCCTTCTCGATCCACTGGTAGTCGATGACGTCGCCGTCGGTCGCTTCGATCCAGCCGTCGCGATGCCATGCCGAATACGGTATATGCTCGACCCGTTCGCGCTCGAGCATCGTTTCCTTCGGTATGTAGCAGCGCACCCATAGCCGCCAGAGGTCGTCATCGAGCGGCGGGAACACAAGCGCTAAAGCCGTCAGGTCGAGCTTTGAACTGAGATCGAGCCCCATGTAACAGTCGCGGCCCAGGAGCTCCTCGAGGTCGACTTCGCCATCGCAGGACATGTAGTCGTCCATGTCCAGCCATCGCTCGATCTGCTGGCTCCACTGATTAAGGTGGAGACGCGTGAACGCGTTCAGCGAGCTCGGCTGGCTGAGTGCCTCGCTCGAGCGCTGCTCGAGGAAAGTCGGATAGATGCTGACGTCGAGGTTCGGGTTCGCCTTCTCCCACGTGGTTCGGGCATACGGATCGTCGCCGGCGTCGGCCGCGCAGATATAGGGGAACCACGAGTCGTCCTCGATCGCACCGTTCAGTATATGCACCGCGTGGTCGTGAAGCTGGAACCCGATCTGCTCGGGGTCATAGAGTCCGGCCGTAGTGATTAAGATATTCATAGGCTCACGACGAGCTGCCTGTGCAGTGATGAGCTTATCCCACACCGTGCGGTCCTTGTGACTGTGGAGTTCGTCGATCACCGAGCAGTGCGGGCTCAGGCCATCGAGCGTTGAGCCTTCGCTCGAGAGCGACTCGAACTTCGAGCTCGTGCGGAGTACGCTGAGGTTGCTGCGCTGCACCCTGACGTGCTCCTGCAGCGACGGGCTCTGCATCACCATCTGCTTCGCGAACTCGAACACGATCTTCGCTTGGTCGCGCTTCGTCGCTGAGCTGTAGACCTCGGCCCCGAGTTCGCCGTCAGCGATCAGCATGTACAACGCGAGCGCAGCGGCGAGTGCCGACTTCCCGTTCTTACGTGCGAGCTCGAGCCAGACCGTGCGATGCAGCCGTAGGCCGTCGGCTCGCTTCCAGCCGAACGCCTCGAGGCAGACCACCTTCTGCCAGGGCTCGAGCAGCATCGGCTGACCAGCCCAAGCGCCCTTATAGTGCCGGCAGAAGCCTTCGACGAATCGAACCACGCGTTCGCCGGCCTCGAGGTCGAAGTAGTAACCTTTCGCGGGATACTCCTCGTGAGCTCGTAGGATGCGGGCGCGAGCCAGCAGCTCGAGCTCGCCCATCGTGCGGTCGGTTTCAAGCAGCTCNGTGATGAGTTCGAGACCAGCATCCGGTGGCGCCATCGTTGCCGGCGTCATGCGCCCACCAAATCCAGAACACCCTGAGCGCACCGACTCGCCGCGACCTCACAGTAGCGCTCGTCTAACTCAATGCCGATTGCACGGCGTCCGGTTTCCTTGGCTGCGAAGATAGTCGTTCCCGATCCCATGAACGGATCGAGGACCGTTCCGGCCGTGGGAGTTTTTGTTAGCACACTGAGCCACTTCATCAGGTCGCTCGGCTTCACCGTGGGATGGTTGTTGTTCTCGCCCCGGTCACTCGCTGACGCCTTCGCTGTATAGAAGAAACGCGACGCGCCGCCGCTGTCGCCAAAGCCTACGGTCTGGCCCGTTTCGCCGAGCGTGTTCGAGTAGCCGTTGCCTCCCGCGTACACGGTCCCGCCGACGCCACGGACACCGAACCCGCCACCACGTTCCCCGCTCTGCTCGTCTAGCTGCCGCGCCGCGTCCTCATCCAGCACGACGTTCGCCGGCCAGCGGCCAGTCACCTTGCTCCCATTGCCCTTACAATTCGCAAAAGACCCCAGCGCGGGCGTAGCCCCCTTTCGAGTTGGTGGATTAAAACGGCCCT